GATCTCTTGTTGTATGGGAGAGGCCTGTTGCTGATCCAGCATTTGGAACTTATTATGCATCAATTGACCCTATTTCTGAAGGTAAGACAACTACTTCAGATTCATTATGTAGTATCTTTGTATATAAAAATCCCGTAGAAGTAACCAGGGAGACATCTGATGGAGTAGAACACTTTATAGAAAAAGATAAAATTGTAGCTTCTTGGTGTGGTAGATATGATGATATCAATAAGACACATGAGCAACTAGAAATGATCATAGAGTGGTATAAAGCTTGGACTATAGTGGAGAATAATATCTCACTTTTTATACAACATATGATTGCTAAGAAGAAACAAAGATATCTTGTTCCTAAACAACAGATATTGTTTTTAAAAGATCTTGGGTCTAATGCAACAGTATATCAAGAGTATGGTTGGAAAAATACAGGTATTTTATTTAAGAGTCATTTAATTTCATATGCCATAGAATTTATAAGAGAGCAAATAGATGAACAGACAGATGAGAAGGGTGAGATAATGAATATTACACTTGGTGTAGAAAGGATACCAGATCCCATGTTATTAAAAGAAATGTTAGCATACTTTCCAGGTTTAAACGTGGATAGGTTAGTAGCATTCTCAGCTCTAATTGCTTTTGCTAAGGTTCAACAGTCCAACAGGGGATATGCAAAAAGAGTAGAAAGTAACGATGCAAACTTGGAAAAGTCCAAGAATTTGTATAAATTAAAATATAACCCCTTCAGAAATGTAGGCAGGAATAGAACACCTATGGGCAATAAGAAGTTTACTAAATCTCCTTTTAAGAATTTTAAGTAGTATATCATGAAGGTTTTTAATGCAATGCAGTTAAAAAATGGTGCTAAGGCAGACAGTGGGTATCCAACTACTAGCAGTCTTACACAACCTATTCAGTTTTTATCATCTAAAAAGAAAGATGATGACTGGTTTGCTTGGAATTTAGATTGGCATGAGCTACAAGGATTAGAGTTTTTGAGAGCAAATGCTAGAAAGCTTTTGAAAAATTATAAACTTGCCAAAGGTATAATTGATAAAACAGACTATATAATTGAAGAAGATAATGACTACAAGGATATGATGGATATCTTAACTAAGGAAGATACCACAGCTCTTGAGTTAAAATTTTACCCAATTATTCCAAATGTTATAAATGTTTTATGTGGGGAGTTTTCCAAAAGATTTTCAAAAGTACAGTTTAGAGCTATAGATAATGCATCTTATAATGAGATGTTAGAGCAAAAAAGAGTTCTTATTGAAGAAAATTTATTAGCTGATGCAGAAAAACAACTCCTGATGAAGATGATTGAAATGGGAGCTGACATGGAATCAGAAGAAGTACAACAACAATTATCACCAGAGAATCTTAAAACACTTCCAGAAATTGAAGATTTCTTTAGCAAGGACTATAGGAGTCTGGTAGAAGAATGGGCTACTCATCAACTTAATGTAGATGAGGAAAGGTTTAAAATGCAAGAGTTAGAAGAGCGTGGATTTCGTGATATGCTCTGCACTGATAGAGAATTTTGGCATTTCCGTATGCTTGAAGATGATTATGAAGTAGAGCTTTGGAATCCGGTACTTACATTTTATCAAAAGTCTCCGGATGCAAGATATATAGCAGATGGTAATTGGGTTGGTAAAATTGATCTTATGACTGTTTCAGATGTTATTGATAAGTATGGATATCTTATGAATGAGAAACAACTGAAATCATTACAGAATATTTATCCAGCAAAGTCAGCAATGTATCAACTCCAGGGTGTACAGAATGATGGTTCTTTTTATGATCCCACTAGATCTCATGCATGGAATACTAATATGCCTTCATTAGCATATAGACAATTTGTTAGCAATTGGCAAAATTCTCCAGACGGTGGTGGTGATATTGTGAGTTGGATTCTTAGTGAAGGTGAAGATGTAAATACATTATGGGGACAACAGCAATTAATGAGGGTCACCACTTGTTACTGGAAAACTCAAAGAAAGGTTGGACATCTTACCAGGATTAAGAAAGATGGTGAAATAATTCAAGAAATTATTGATGAAAATTACAAGGTAACAGAAAAACCTGTTTATGATACCAGTCTATTTAAGAATAAAGACAAAGATAACTTAATTGAAGGTGAGCATATTGATTGGATTTGGATAAATGAAGTATGTGGGGGAGTTAAAATTGGACCAAACTTGCCAGCATTTTGGCAACAAGGAGATACTGAAATTAATCCTATATATATTGGCATTAATAGATCTAAGCCATCAAGAGTTCCTTTTCAATTTAAGGGAGATAATACACTTTATGGATGTAAACTACCTGTAGAGGGTAGAGTGTTTTCAGACAGAAATACAAGATCTGTATCACTAGTTGATCTAATGAAAGCATATCAAGTTGGCTATAATATGGTCAATAATCAAATAGCTGATATCCTTGTAGATGAACTTGGTACAGTTATTATGTTTGATCAGAATGCATTACCACGTCATTCAATGGGTGAGGATTGGGGTAAACATAATTATGCTAAAGCCTGGGTAGCTATGAAAGATTTCGGCATGCTTCCGTTAGATACGTCTATCACCAATACTGAAAATGCCACTAACTTCAATCATTATCAGACATTAAACTTAGAGCAGACTAATAGATTGATGACTAGGATTCAGTTAGCTAATCACTTTAAACAGCAAGCATTTGAAGCAATTGGTGTAAATCCTGAGAGGATGGGAACTCCAATTGCACAACAAACAGCAACAGGAGTTGTACAAGCGGTCCAAGCTTCTTACTCACAAACTGAAGTTTACTTTACACAACACTCTGACAATCTAATGCCAAGAGTCCATCAAATGAGGACGGACCTTGCACAATATTACTATAGTACTAATCCCAGTGTTAGACTTAGTTATATAAATTCAGAAGCTGAGAAAGTTAACTTTCAAATAAATGGCACAGATTTATTAATGAGAGATTTTAATATATTCTGCACTACAAGAACAAATCATAGAGCTATTCTTGACCAGCTTAAGCAAATGGCTCTAACAAATAACACAACCGGGGCATCTATTTATGATCTTGGTAGTATTATAAAAGCTGATTCAATAGCAGAGGTAACTGATATTCTAAAAGATGCAGAAACTAAAGCAACAGCAGAACGTCAAGAGCAAATGCAACAGCAGCAGCAAATGCAACAAGAACAAATTCAAGCTAAGCAACAAGAGGAAATGATGAAATTGCAATTTGAGGCTGATCAAAATGATAAAGAAAGACAGAAGGATATTACAGTTGCAGAGATTAGATCTGCTGGATATGGATCAATGGTTGATATTGATCAAAATCAGCAAAGTGATTTTAAAGATGCCATGGAAGATATACGCAAGAGAGATGAATATAGAGAACAAATGGATTTTAAAAGAGAACAGGCTGCTGTTGATAATGCTAATAATCAAAGCAAATTAAATATTGATAGAGAAAAATTGTCTACCCAAAGAGATATTGCTAATAAAAATCTTGAAATTGCACGTGAGAACAAAAACAGGTATGATGTAAAATCAGAAGAAAAACCTAAAAAAGGCAAAGCCAAGAAAAAGAAAAAATAGACGTTAGCTATATACTACAAAAAAAATATTGAGTTCTTTAAAATTTCTAAGGTTTATAAACCAAAGATTTTGTATATTATATGTGTAAGTAATTTAAACCAACAAAACCAAAAATTATGAGTACAGAAACAACCACTGTAGAAACTACAGTAAGTAAGGAAAATGTAAATCTTGATGAGATATTTGCAGGAGCTCCAGGAGCTGAGGCAATTACAATGCCTGAAGAAACTAAACCAAATTTCTTTGATCCATCAGAAAAGATTGATATAGATGCTATAACACAAGAACCAACAGATGTAGCTGAAAAAACTGAAACTGAAGTGGAAGAAACCACTGAAGTTAATGAGTTAGTGGAAGACACTAAAAAAGAAAATATAAAGGAAGAAACCCCGGAAGTAAAAGAAACATTTAATGAAATAAATGAAATAGAAGAAGAAGAAAAGGTTGAAACAAGAGGAAGGAAAAAGATTTCTGGAATCTCTGATGTATTTAATAAACTCATTAATGATGATAAAATAGTTCCTTTTGATGATGATAAATCACTAGAAGAGTACACCTCTAAAGATTGGGAAGAGCTAATTAATGCTAATTTAGAAGAAAAGGCAAATCAAGTTAGAAGAGAAACACCTCAGCAGTTCTTTGAAAGTTTACCCCAAGAACTTCAAATTGCAGCAAGATATGTTGCAGATGGTGGTCAAGACTTAAAAGGTTTATTTTCTGCGCTTTCAACTGTAGAAGAAACAAGAGATTTAAATGTTGATATAGAAAGAGATCAAGAAAAGATCATCTCTGAGTATTTAGGTGCTACAGGTTTTGGTACTACAGATGAGATTTATGAAGAAATTGAAGTATGGAAAGATTTAGGGAAACTCAAGCAACAAGCTTCAAAGTTTAAACCCAAGTTGGATAAAATGCAAGAATCAGTTGTTGCAAAAAGACTTGAAGAGCAGCAATTGAAACAAAATCAACAACAGCAAGCATCTCAGCAGTATATGGAAAATGTGTACAATACTTTAAAAGAAGGTACACTGAATGATATTAAAATGGATAAAAAAGTACAATCTATGTTATACAATGGTTTAGTGCAACCAAATTATCCTTCTATTAATGGAAAAAATACTAACTTATTAGGACACCTATTAGAAAAATATCAATTTGTTGAACCTAATTATGAAATTATTTCAGAAGCACTTTGGTTATTGCAAGATCCAGAAGGGTACAAAGCAAAGATCATGGAAAAAGGTGCTGCTAAATCTGTTGAAGAAACTGTTAGAAAATTAAAAACAGAACAATCTAATAAAGGTGGCAATTCATTAGGTGTAGGTGCAGAGGAAGAAAAGCCAACAAAAAGAAAACTTCCAAGAAGCAATAACATATTTAAAAGATTTTAAAAATAACACAATCAATCAATTAACAATTAACAATTAAAAACAATCAATTATGGCAACTCCAGTTTTAAATAATGGAATTTACCTACGGGATACAAGCTACAAAGCAAGTTCTCATGTTGATTCGTATCACTTGACACAGCTCCTAGGTACTGCGGAACCTATGGATATGGGACCAGTTGATCTATGGGCAATGACTCAAAAGGTGGAGATGCCTCTTTATCAAATGGCTTCTTTTGGTGGAAAGAATACAATCAGTGTGGATAATGCTCGTGGTGAGTACAAATGGCAAACTCCAATAGCTCAAGATCTACCCTTTGTGGTGGCAGATGTTGAGGCAGGCAACACTACAAAAGGTGTTGATGGTCAAACTTTTCAGATCAAATTATCCAAAAGGACATTTGGTCATGGAGACATCATCACCTATGACAAGTACAATGGTGCAGAATTATACATTACAGCAGATGATATTCAACCTGCAGGTGATGGATTTATCTATACTGTTCAACTTGTTAACAATGATAATACTAACTTTTTGGACAATGCGTATTTAGCATGTGGAACTAAATTCTTTAGAAAAGGTTCTGCAAGAGGTGAGTATGGTGAAAGATTCTCAGATATTGAGTCAGGATCTGGTTTCCGTGAATTCTACAACTTTGTAGGAGGAGCAGAAGCACACGTTCATTATTCTATTTCTAGCCGTGCTGATCTTATGATCAAGGGTGGAATGAATGCTGACGGTACAGTACCTGTTACAGAAATTTGGAGAAACTTTGACCAGGATGCTAATCCTTCAGTATCTACTATTGAGGAGTTAGTTGGAAATATGGGCAAAGCAGGTGCTAAACAAGCTTTTGAAAGTGGAAGTTTATCAAGAACTTTCTTGACAAATCTTGAGGCAGCTCACTTATCCAAGATTGCTAATGACATTGAGACTTACCTAATGTGGGGACACGGTGGTAGAGTTAAACAAGATGGTCCAGATGATATCAGAATGTCAGTTGGTCTATGGAGGCAATTAGATAACTCTTTCAAACGAGTTTATAATAAGGCTTCTTTCAGCTTGGATATGTTCAAGACTGAATTGTACAACTTTTATCAAGGTAAAGTTGAATTTAAAGGTCCAGATCCTCAACGTAAGTTGATAGTTCAGACCGGTATTGGTGGAATGCAGTTGATCAATAAAGCTATTTCAAATGAAGTATTTGGTAGTGGTTTGGTTCAAAATGCTTCTGACATTGGTGCAGTTAAAGGATCAGCAATGGATTTGGATTATGGTTTTGCTTACACAAGCTTTACTATTCCTTTCTTAGCAAACGTTAAGTTTGTATTGAATCCAGCGTTTGATAACTTACACACTAATGATATTGAGAATCCTTTGATTGACGGAAGACCTCTTAGCTCTTATAGCTTTGTGATCTTTGATGTCACTGATGAAGGAAATGACAACATCTATTTGTTGAAACTTTCTTGGGATAATCAATTGAAGTGGTTCTATCAAAATGGAACTATGGACTACATGGGACGAAGTCAAGGCTTCTCATCTTCTGGGCAGTTTAATGGTTATAGGGTTTATATGACTCAGACCATGCCTGCTATTTGGGTGAAAGATCCTACTAAGGTTCTTAAGATTGTAATGAGAAATCCAGTTACTGGAGGATCATTCTAGATCTATTAATTGAGGGAGGGAGATAAAAACTTCTTCCCTCTTTTTTTATAACTTTTTAAAATTTACTAAAATGGGAGTATTACCTAAAAAGTTTAGTCAAACCAGTCCTGATTCAGTGCTTCAAAAAGCAGCTAAAAATAGCAATTATGGAGAAGGAGGGTTAGCTAAATTAGCTCATATAAATGAGTTACGTGAAAGCCTTGTGCTAACGGTTTATTTAAATAATGCTGCAGCAATAACAGCAGGTTTAAGTCCAGGTGATCTTTATCAGTTGGCAGATGGTTCAGTAATGGTGGTGAATGCACCATAACGCATAAAACTTATATAGATGGCTTTAACTGAGTATATAAAAAAAATATATGGCCGTCCTTACTATGTTGTTAGATTAAAAGATTTAGATCAATTAATTCTAAACATTGAAGACTGGGCCAGTGGTTCTGGATTTGAGGCTGATACCAAAGCAAAAGTAACCAGTGCTGATACAACTGCTAGTTATCTAGCTACTAAAATAGTAGCTGGTACTAATATTACACTTACTACATTAAATCCTGGAGGAAATGAAACTCTAGAGATTTCTGCTGGAGGAGGTGGTGGTTCAGGTATTTATGGTGGAGATGGTGATGTTCTTGCTGATACCACCATAAATGACACGGCTGCTACTTGGGGTGGCACAACTGCAGGCAACGGTGTACTTAAATATAATGCTAGAAATTCTGGTTCCATAAGGGTAGCTGGTTGGATGAATGATGGGACTACACCTGCTTCTCTTCAAGGAGCATTTACTGTGGCTGCTGGCGGTAATGCTAAGTTGAGTATGGGTATCTTCAATAATAATGGAACAATTCAATTTGGGTATACATCAGGAGGCAATTGGGGATTAATAAGAGAAAGTGGTACATACTTTGATAGTAGTCTGATGGTTGGCCACAGTGCAGTTGCCACTGCAATGCTAGGGGTAAGGGGGTCAGGTGCTACAAGTGCTACGAGTTCTTTATTAATAGAAGATAGTGCTGCTGCTTCACTAATGCAAATTAATGATGATGGTAGTTTTACATTAGGAAAAGGTGCTACTATCAATAATGATACTTGTATAGCAATAGGTATTAATGCAACTGCAAATCAAATTAGTAGTGTGGCAATAGGTAAAAATGCTGGTGCTACCGCTACAAGTCAATATAGTGTTGCTATTGGAGATTCTGCTCAAACAGGATTATTTGGAGTATCAATAGGTAACTCTGCTACTGCAAATGCAAAACATTATGCTACTGCCGTAGGTAGGTCAGCAAGTGTTACGGAGAATTCTGGAACTGCAGTAGGTTTCGCTGCAAGTGCTGGCTTGAACTCTGTAGCCATTGGGAGTAACACTGTCGTAGTAGGACAAAATTAAGTAGGAATAGGATATGATGCTGATTGTACTACTTTTGGAGTTGCTATTGGTGGTGGAATTAAAAATACAGGTGCTTATAGTATTGTTTTAGGAAGTGTAGCTTATGCTGCAACACGAACAAACGCTAATACACATAGCTTTTCAGTTTTCACAGAAGATACTACCCCTTTAATTCAAATACATAGAGATAATGATTCTTGGATAGATAGCACAGGCAACTTTGGGTTCAATACAATGACACCCGGGGCTTCTGTGCATATTAAAGGTGCTGGTGCTACTAGTGCTACAAAATCTCTATTAATAGAAGATAGTGCAGGACAAGATATTCTAACATTAACAGATGATGGAGTATTAAGAACTGATGCAAGTAATAATAGTGGTTCACTTGCAAATGCCTCATTAAAAGTAGGAGGAGGAAGTAATGGCGCAATCTGTTTTACAGATGCAAATCATGGAATTTACATAGGAACTACTGGAGCCCAAATAGATTGGGGTGGGGGAAACATAGTTTTAGGAATAGGTTCTTTAGGGTTTGAATTAACTACTGGTAAGGATGCACCTGACTACATGGCAATATTTGCCACAACCCATAGAAGCATACATTATAAACTAGGCGCTTCTTCTACTGCAAACGGTGATGGTCATGCTTTTTTTGTTAAAGATTCCAGCAATGTAGACCAACGAGTTTTTACAATAAATAATAAACCTACCAGTGGTGATATTGTACCCTGTTCTTTTGAGAATATAACTGGATTAGTAGTGGGTGCAAATGTGTCTAGTCTTGATGCTTCAGCCATTTTACAATCAGATAGCACAACGCAAGGATTTTTGCCTCCACGAATGACTACATTACAAAGGGCAGCTATAGTTCTGCCTGCAACGGGATTAATAGTTTATAATACAACAACAAGCCAATGGGAAGGTAATAGTGGTACTCCTGCCTCTCCATCTTGGGTAATACTTGGATAATTATGGGAACATTATATGAGGTTGATGCAACCACAGGAAAAATAGAAAAACCAACTGATAATGCAACTTACTTCAAAGCTAAGGTATTAATAACAAGTGCCGGTAGTGTTAGTGGAAGTGCAAGTGACCAAGCGGTTCCAGGTTTGACATATACTATACCAGCAGGAAAAGGTGGGGATTATGTTGTCTACGCAATGATTAGTGTTGATATTGCAGGAAGTGATATGAAGCCAATGAGCTTAATGGTATTTAAGAATGGTGTTAAGGAAGCATATTCAGAAACTATGGATTATGCCAAGAAAAATGAAAACCAGAGTTTGCAGTTAACTTATGCAATAGATGGGTTGGTAGCTACTGATGTGATTGCTATTTATGTAAATAACGATAATACTAATATAGATGACATACTTCACGGCAGGCTTTTAATGCAATCGTGGAACACATAATGGAGATAGATTGTTTAAAGTGTATAAATAGTGCTTGTTGTAAAGAGTTAATGGTACAGGTTGACAGAAAAGAATATGACAGACTGATAGACTTGGGATATGAAAGCAACATGGAAGCTTATACAGACAGATTTATTGAAAAAAATCCAAGATATAAAGATAAAAAGGATATTTTTGATAATATGTACAAAGACATATTCGCATATTTAAAAAAAGGAGATGATGGATATTGTGAATTATTGGACAGAGAAACAATGCTTTGTACTATTTATAAAGACAGGCCAAAGGCATGTGTAGATTATAAAACAAATAAGTGTATTAATATTAGAAAATTAAAAACCAACAAAAATGATTACTTTAAAAAATAAACAAACCAAGATTAATATTGTAAGTCCAAGAGGAGAAACAATAGAAAAAGCTAAATATTCAGATATTATTGAACTCTGTGTTAACCAACCAGAAATAGGACCACAAGGTCCCACTGGATTCAGCATAGAGGATATCAGAAAAAGACTGAGAGTGGTTGATTCACTCAAAAGTACAAATGGGGAAATAAAAATGGAAGATGCTGATTATGATCTAGTAGTCAATGCTGTCATAAGTTATAAATGGATGGCTGTAGATCAAATGATAGTAGATTTTGTGGATGATGTAGAAAAAGCAAAGCAATAACAATTAAAAAAGTAAAACAATGGCACTAGAAATAACAGCTGCAGGGGATGCAAAATTACCAATATCAGGCACAAGCACAGAATTAGCAAGTGTTTATGCAAGAATTGAATTTGCTCTTCCTAAGTCAGGAGAAAGCATGCAAGGAGCATTATATGTATATGAAGATAAAGCTAAGTATGTTGCAGATCCAGGTTCTCTTTTGAGACTTGAAGACTTCACAACCAGTTATCCTATTGATATAGATGTAGCTACTGAGACTCAGTCCTTACAAACAGGACATGATAAAATCAAAGCTGATCTAGAAGCAGCGGGATATACTGTTGTAATAGTAGATTTATAATACAAACCAATAAAACCAACAAAAATGGAACAAGAAGAATACACAATTGTAGAAAAGTACAATAGTAATAAAGATCAAACTATTGCCATCCGTCCATTTTTTGATTCCACCAAAAAGAATATGGGATTAGAAAATTATGGAATGGCATTGTATGATGGAGTATATCATGAAGAACAGCTTGCCTGTTTAGAAATGAATGGGGTAAAAAGATATGTCACGGGGCTTAATGAATTTGCTCCTGATATAAAAATGTTACCTGCAGGAGAAAGAGAACAAAAGGTAAAAGAAATCAGAAAGGCTGTTATTCAGTTAGAAAAGGATTTGGCAGCCAATGTAATTGATATAGAAGATCCAGAATTTTGGAATAAAGTCACCCTTCTAAGACCAGACAATGAAAAGTTTTGGTCTAAGATATCTTTAAGATGTGGTAATGATCCGGTTTATTTAGATGCTAAAAAAGATCCTTATGATTTAATTAAACTTTATGCAATTCATGCTGGTGGATTTTCAATTGTAGCAAAATCTTTAATGGAAGCTAAGAAAGCTAACAAACCTCCCAAATTTTATTTGGATATGCTACAGGAAAGTATACAAACTAGAACGGAAAGTACTAAACTTAGAAATAAAGCTTTGGTAGAATTAGAAAAAATGTATGATAGTAATATTACTAAACTTATGTATGTTGCCAAAATAATTGATATCAACAGTGCTCAATATACAAAGTCTACACCTAATGATATTCTATATGAAAATATGGATGCATATATTAACGGAGCTAGTACACAATCTAATAAAAAGAAGGCAGCTCAAAATTTTGTAAAAACTGCAAAAGGTAGTATGGAAGATTTAAAGATTAATGCTTTAGTCAAAGATGCGCTTTATTATAAATTTATTGCTACAAAAGCCAAGGGTTGGATTCAATTAACAGATTCTGATGTTAAGCTTGGTAAAAAACCAACTGAGGTTGTAGAATTTTTAAAAGATCCTGAAAATGAAGAGGTTCTGTTCTCTATGCTAGAGAAAGTGGAATCTTATTGGAATGGTTAGTTATGAATAATACCACTATACAAATAAAGATCAAAGAAAGATTAAACAAGCTTGCTAGTTTAGATTATGACAATATAGAATGCTGGCAAATTGTTGAGGCTTTTAATAAAACCCAAATTGAATGGGCCAGGAGACAATTGCATGGTGGCAATATTTATAAAGAAGGGGATGAGATGTCAAAAAGAAGAGTTGATGATTTACAGATTCTTCTTAGAGAATTATCACTAACAGGTACAATTGCAGATGAATATTTTCAAGCTAATAACTTTCCTACAAATTATCTTGAATTTAAGAGAGTTAGTAGTGATGCAAAAACAGAATGCTGTCCTGCTAGAAGTATGACATGTTATCTAGCTGAAGAAGCTAATGTAAATCTCATACTTAGAGATCCTTTGAAAAGACCAGATTTTGAATGGGGTGAAACCTTTGTAACAATGATAGACAATAATATCAGAATATACAGAAGAGAGTTTGACATAGTTGACCCTGTTTTAACTTATTATAAAAAACCAAGAAATATAGAAATACTTAACTGCGTTGATCCTTATACAGGTATCATAACAAATGTGGATGTTGAATCTGAGTTTAAAGATGATATAGTTGAACTCATTATAGATGAAGCTGCCTCATTGCTTGCTGGTGACATTAATGAAGTCAACCAAGCACTAAGAGGTAAGGAAGACGCAGAGAGGTCTAATTAAATTACTAATCAAAACAAAAATCATGGAAAAAGAACAAATTTTTGGATTAATCAGACATGCATTAACTATAATTGGTGGTGCATTAGTAGCTAAAGGCTACATGGGTGATGAAGTATCAGAAGAGATCATTGGTGTTATTGTAAGCACTGTTGGTATCATTTGGTCATTTACTGCCAAGAAAAAATAATTAAAAAAACTGTTTTAATAACTAAAATTTTTGTATATTATTACTGTACTCACAAAGAGTACTATTTGTAAACTATTTATTTATAACTTAAAAAAAAGAAATTATGGCGTATTTTAATCATGCTTTTAGAAAAGCTTTTATTATTGGCACAGACAATGTTGTAGGTGCAGGGGTGAATTCATCAGCTTTAGCAACACAAACTGATGGACCCCAATTTGCAGTATTGGATGCTTCGGTATTAATCCTAAATATGTAACTAGGATATGGCAATCACCTTGTTGTACTCTCTCACAATCACAGACTACAGTTTGTGTTGGTTCAGATTGTGCTCCATGTGGAAGTCTTTTATATCTTAGAATGGATGTTAAAGGTTCTCCTGCATTGAGATTCTTGAACCACAATGCTTATGCAGTTGGTGATAGTTCAGGAGATACTCAAGCTAACGGAGGTCCTTTACCAGGAATCTGTTGTGCATCTGATCAACAATACTTAGATCCAGCAATGGCTTTAGCTGCTGCTGCTCAAATGTTATTGCATGATCCACTTATTCAACCATTTGCTAGAGAGTGCCAATCAGGTACAACTCTTCATGGTATTACAGTAACAGATTCTACCGGTGGTTTAGATGGAATTGATACTATAGCTGTTGGTGCCACTCCTGGTACTGGTTATGCTGTTGGTGATAGACTCTTAATTACTGGTGGTGGTGGTACTGGTGGTGTAGTAGAAGTTACAACTATTGGTGGTGGTGGTGCTATAACAGGTGTATCATTAGTTGCTGCTGGTAGTGGTTATACTGCTGGAGTTAACTTAGCTACTACTGATTTAACTGGTAGTGGTTCTGGAACTGCAACTATAACTATATCAACGGTAGACGCAAATACAGGTACATTTAGCATTGATCAAATATTAAACGGTGGGTATACACCTACTCTTGATCCAGTAGCTGATGTTGTTACTGCATGTGCATGTTTTGAAGGTGCTTATGTTGAAACTAAATTTGGTGATTGTTCATTTGATACTAGAGATCATTATAACAAGGAACCAGTTCAATTAACTCTTTCTGTGTTGGATGAGACCGGAGATCCTTGTAATGATTGTGGAACTACCACAAATATAGCAGGATGTATGGGGCAAACTTCAGGTGAAACTGTTTTAAGGGAAATCCTTATGAGCGAGCAATATATGCAAAATCCTTATAACCAAGGAAATGCAGATAGTGCAAGAATCCGTGAGATTGAAGGTTCTGATGATGTATTAGCTAATGTCAATAGACTTGTTAACTACAAACAGTACAATCTTCTTCACAGTGTACCACGTTTCAATAATCCTACGGGAGTGTTTGATAATGATCAGTACTTATACTCTATTTATGTTGAGTGTGATGATACTGATGCTCAAGGCGACTTGGAAGCATTGCTTGGTGCAATTGCTACCGCAGCTGATATCACAGTTGAAACAAATGACGTGTGTGGATAGTATTATCTAGTACTTAAGTCAAAAATTTAAAGGGTAGGGTATTAAATCCTACCCTTTTTATTTTACAATCTGTATCTTTTTTTGTATATTAATTGTATAAGGCAATTAAATTGCAATATTTTTAAATTAAGAATGTATGGCAGCTAAACATATTCTAAGCCTAGAAGTCCCTAATGTAGTAAATTGTGAGATTCTTAAGATAACAGACACCAGTCAGTATGCATCTAACCTACCCGTTGATTGCCCAGAGTTGTTAATTACACCTCCTGGGTTTAGTTCACCGGGGTTGATA